GTAGGCATGGATGGGATCAGTGCAAGTCCTTACAGAATGGGATACCAGCTGATAAACAGGGTGCGTGGTCTCATCCAGCCGTATTCAAATCCTAACTCACTGGTCGGCTAATGCCAGCCGCAATAACTACTCTACGAGGCACTCTAGCCACAGATTTAGCAAACACTGGTGTTTGGTCTACGTTTGCCTATCCACCAGCCACATTATTGGCCAACAGCGTTTGTATTACACCTTCAGATCCATATATCACGCCGAGCAATAATGAGCAAACAGGCTTATCACCAATGGCCAATTTTAAGATTTTAATAACTGCTCCAGCATTTGATAACCAGGGCAACCTTGCAGGTATGGAAGATTTTATAGTAGCAGTCGTAACTAAACTAGCAGCATCATCACTGGTGCTCAACATATCAAGTGTCTCCGCTCCAGCTATTACAAACGCAGCTAGTGGAGATTTATTAACATCAGAAATAACAGTATCAATCCTAACGAGCTGGAGTTAAAATGAGCACACAGGCAGAAGACTTAGCCTTCTTAATTAAGACAGGCCAGATTAAAGAAGCACCAAAACCAACTGCACAAACAAAGAAAGATGAGGAATAACAATGGCAATTTACTTAAATAACAATGTTGGTGTTAAGTTGGCAACAGCAGCAGCCAAGACAACACCTTCTATTGACATTTCTGCATATGTAACCAATGCAGTAATCAACCAGGTAGTAGATGAGCTGGAAGTAACAGCTATGGGCGACACAGCCCACAAGTTTGTGGCTGGCTTACAATCTGGCACATTAACACTTGACTTTATCAATGACTGGGCATCTACACAGGTAATGCAAACCCTTAACGATTGCTTTGGAGCAACTATCTCTGTTTCAATGATTACAGTTAAAGGCACAGCAGTATCAGCAGCTAACCCAACTTATCAATTTTCAATCTTGGTAAATAACCTAACTCCAGTGGGTCAAGGCGGCGTGGCTGAGATTGCTACCTCATCTGTAACATTTACTATAAACTCCGCAATAACAGTATCGCCATCAGTGGCGTTCTAATTAAGGAGTAACAATGGCAAAGCTAAAGATAACAAGGGCTAATGGAGAAGTATCAGAGCACAAGATAACTCCAGGTGTCGAGTACGCTTTCGAATTGAAATATGGATCAGGTATTAGCAAAGTCTTGCGTGAGCACGAAAGGCAAACAGAGATATTCTGGTTGGCTTATGAATGCTTACGCAGGGCTGGCGCACAGATACCTTTATGGGGAACCGAGTTTATTGACACACTCGAAACTGTAGAGGTATTAGACGAAGAAAAAAAATAATAGAGCGGTCTTCAATACTTTACAGCATCGCACAGCTGAGCGTAGAGACTGGGATACCGCCTAGCGAGTTTATTGATATGGATACGGAAATGTATCGAGCAATCGTACAAGTCCTAACCGACAGAGCTAAGGAGATCAGAAATGCCAGTCGAGGTCGTAGGCGTTAAAGATGTCCTAAAAGGCTTAGAGTTTATTGATGAAGATATGCGCCAACGCATTAGGGCAGCCATTGATCCGTTAATGCGTGGCGTAGCAGATAAAGCTAAAGCATTTGTGCCTGGTAATGGAGAAGTGTTATCGGGTTGGTCTAAAGCTATCAACCCAACAATTAACTATAAACCATTTCCCAAATATGATGCTAGTGTAGTCAAAGCAGGCATTGGATATAATGCAGGCGAAAATAAAACACAAAAAAATGGTTTTAAAGTAAGTAATTATGTTTACAACGTAAGCGCAGCTGGTCGCATATACGAGACTGCAGGCCGTAACAATCCACAAGGCAGAGCACCATTTCAACAAATTGACCCTAGCCGACCTGGCACTACTTTTGGGCCAGTACAAGGATTTGAAGGCAAAAAACGGGCAAGAGAATACACATATAATAAATCTACTCGTGAATATGCTTCTAACAATCCGTTTGCTGGCTATCAGTTTGTAACCTCAATGCCAGCCTTAACATCACAACCTAAAATTAAAGGCATAAGAGGTGGCGGCAAAAAAACCAAAGGCAGACTTATATTTAAGGCTTGGGCACAAGATAGTCCTAAAGTTTATGATGCAATAGTGCAAGCTATAAATGCCACAGCTATACATTTTAATAAATCTACCGAGATTAAGAAGGCAGCATAATGGCCAATGTAGTTGTCTCCGCTATTGCCACCTTCAATGGCAAGGCACTCAAAAAGGGTCAAAAGGAAATATCGGCCTTTGATAAACAAACACAAAAGTTAGGCAAAACTTTTGCAAAAGTCTTTGGGACAATAGCTGTTGCGTCATTTGCTAAAAATGCGGTTAATGCGTTTATAGAGTCAGAAAAGGCCGCTGCTAAATTACGGACAACTGTCAAAAATCTAGGTTTAGAATTTGAACAGCCGGGCATAGAAGATTATTTAAAGAGTTTATCATTACAATTTGGCATAGTAGATGAAAACTTAATTCCAGGATTTCAGCGGTTGCTAATAGTAACAAAAGATGTCGCTAAAGCACAGAGTTTATTTGAAACCGCATTAAATGTATCAGCAGGCACAGGCAAAGATTTAACAACAGTAGCGACTAGCTTATCTAAAGCATATTTAGGTGATAACGCAGCATTGGGCAGATTAGGCGTAGGATTAAGCAAGGCACAATTAAAATCAGCATCATTTTTAGAAGTACAACGCACTCTTAATTTGAACTTTGCAGGTCAGGCTCAAGCTGCAGTAGCAGGCTACGCAGGAAGTATGGCTAAATTAACTGTAGCTGTAGATGAGTCTAAAGAAGCTATTGGCAAAGGTTTATTAGATGCACTAGCCGCATTAACAAACAGTAGCGATATAAATACATTTACAGTAAAGATGGTTAGCGCAGCTGAGAAAATTGGTAAAGCATTTGCCACAGTAGGCGATGTTATTGGTTTATTAAATCCTGATGCTACTGTTAAGGTAGGTGGCAGGTTTATACGCAAGTCAGATGTCAATGCGCCTAGATTATCGCCAGCAACAAGTAGGGCAATTTTATTAAAGAAAGAAACAAAAGCAACAAATGATTTAGTAACTGCAAAAAAGGCAGAAACGGCAGCAATTAAAGCCAAATCTGAGGTAGATAAACTAAAAGACAAATTTGATCTAGAACGCATAGGCTTAACTTTGGCATTAAATCAAGCTACCGATGAAGAAACAAAATTGCGCCTAAGAGCACAACTAGCCATATTAGACAATAACGACGCATTAGCCAAGAAATATAACGCAGAATTAAACGCTTTGGCGGCCACAAACAGTCTAGCTACAGCTGCCAGAAACGCATCAACAGCAGTTACAAGTCTGGCCAATAGTATGCCTGCTTTATTTACAGCTTTAGGTTCTATGACTGGCCGTGCCCTTAATCAAATTGCTCCATTTGGTAGCACAGATTTACAAGTGCCTTATGGAGTTACAAATCAAGGCGCAGCCTCAGCCGCATCCGCACCAGTAGTAATTAACGTGCCTGTCAATGCTGGCACTATAATTGCAGAGCAAGAATTACAAGGGCTGATTACCGATACTGTCCGAGTGGCATTAAAATCAGGTAACAAACTATTGCCAGCAGGTGGTATTGCCTAATGGCTGTTCCAACAATAAATGCGATAATTAACTTCTCTACTGGGCCGAGCACTGCTCAGGCTATGCAATTAGATATTGGAGTATTAGGTACAAACGTCTTAGCAGATGCCGTTGCAGTTATTGTTGATGTATCAGATCGAGTTCAATACGTGCAAACACAAATAGGCCGTAATGCTTTAGTTGATGAATTTCAAACAGGCCAATTAACTTTACGAATAGTAGATCAAAATGGAGACTTTAATCCAACTAATCCAGCAGGGCCTTATTATGGATTATTAACACCTATGAAAAAGGTGCAGATAAGTGCCAACTACAATAACGTTACTTATCCTTTATTCTCGGGCTTTATTACAAGCTATGTGAACACTCAACCAAAGGATGCAACAGAGGTTGCTTATACAACTATTCAGGCTGTAGATGCTATGCGCTTGGCGCAGAATGCTCAGATTTCAACAGTTGCAGGTGCTAGTGCTGGGGATTTATCAGGCACTCGCATCAATGAGATATTAGATCAAATTGCTTGGCCGGCCACAATGCGTCAAATAGATCCAGGGCAAACTACATTACAGGCAGATCCAGGCACAGCACGCACATCTTTAGCAGCTATGCAGACTGTTGCCAATACCGAGTATGGAGCTATATATGTCGGATTTGATGGATCATTTATATTCAAAGATCGCTTAACTGCTACAGCATCTATTGGTGGCACACCCACAGTATTTGCCGATGATGGCTCAGGTATTCCATACGCTAATGCAGCTTGGAAACTAGATGACACTCTTATCTTTAATTCAGCGCAGATAAGCAGGACTGGTGGCAGCGTTCAATCTGCAAGCAATCAGGCAAGTATTGAGAAGTATTTTATTCATTCATATAACCTGCAAGACCTGTTGATGCAGACCGATGCCGTGGCTTTAGATTATGCCAGGGCTTATGTGGCTAGCCGTGCTGAGACCACCATTCGATGCGATGCTATTGAGCTTGATCTATACAGTCCTAATTACGATACAGGCATAGTCGCTGCTTTAAACCTAGATTTTTTCGATCCCATCACAGTTATCACTACTCAGCCTGGTGGCTCAAAATTAGAAAAAACCTTACAAATCTTTGGCGTGGCAAACATAATTACACCTAATAGCTTTAGGGTGGTGTTTACAACGCTAGAACCTGTCATAGATGGGTTTATACTAGGCAACGTAGATTACGGGGTCTTAGATCAAAACGTACTTTCATACTAAGGAGATAAAATGCCAACCTGGCCAGGCGCAACGGGCGATGTAGTAACTTCCACAATGTGGAATGGACTACCAGCCTTCACAGTACAAACCGCTAAGACAGCCGATTACACAGCTGCAAGCGGTGATGAATACCAACAGTTAATACCAATGAATAAAGCAACTGCTATTGCATTTAAGTTACCAACGGATGCAACATATAATTTTGCAGTAGGTACTGTTATTACAGTTTTAAATATAGGTGCTGGAACTTGCACAATTAGCGCAGTAACTTCTGGCACAACTACAGTACTTAGTGCTGGTGCGACTCCAGCATCACCAACCCTTGCACAATATAAATCAGCTGCTTGCATTAAGACAGCTGCTAATGCCTGGTATGTGGTTGGAGCAATCGCATAAATGTTAAATATAATTGCTAGCATCATAAATAGAAGTGGTTTGGAAGCACCAACATCTGTTGATTATTTAGTTGTTGCTGGCGGCGGCGGTGGTGGTCGTCAAGATGGTGGTGGCGGTGGTGCTGGTGGATATTTAACTGGATCAAGTTTTGCATTACCTGCATCGTTTACAGTAACAGTTGGCGGTGGTGGTGCTGGAAGTTCCACAAATTTTGTCGCTGGGTCACCTGGTACCAATTCAGTTTTTAGTTCAGTTACAGCCAATGGCGGCGGTGGCGGTGGATCATCCAATAATCAAAATGGTACTAATGGTGGATCGGGCGGCGGTGGATCAGCAGGATCTTCATCGGGTGGTACTTCAACTGGTGGTGGTTCTAATGGTGGTGCTGGTATTGCTGCTGGTGGCTTAAATTATGCAGCTGGCGGTGGCGGTGGTGCTGGTGGAGTTGGTAATAATGCTTCAAGTGGTGTTGCTGGAGCAGGCGGTAATGGCACAGCAAGTTCAATAACTGGTACATCTGTAACTAGGGCTGGCGGTGGCGGTGGCGGTGGCCCATTAACAAGAGGATTAGGCGGTACTGGTGGCGGTGGTAATGGAGATAATGGTACTGCAACACCTAATGGTTCAACAGGAACAATTAATACAGGCGGCGGTGGCGGTGGCGGTGGCCAAAATGCATCAAACAATCCTGGTTATGCAGGAGGTAGTGGTATTGTAATTATTAAATATCCAAATACTTTTGCCGATTTAACTTCTATTGGTGGCGGATTAACTTATAGTTTAACAAATACTGGTGGAAATAAAATTTATCAATTCACAGCAGGAACAGGAACGGTAACTGTCTAATGGCTCACTACGCATTTTTAGATGAAAATAATGTAGTAACAGAGGTTATTACAGGCAAAGATGAAATTGAGTTAATTGAAGGTTTAGATACAGAAACTTGGTACGGTAATTTTAGAGGCCAAGTTTGCAAGCGCACTTCATACAACAATAATATACGAGGCACATACGCAGGAATTGGTTACACATACAATCCTGATGAGGATATATTTGTAACACCTCAACCATATCCATCCTGGATTAGGTCAGGTTCGTTCTGGAATGCACCAACACCTAGACCAGCCGAAGGTTTTTGGTCTTGGGATGAAGCTAGTTTAAGCTGGATTGAAAATGAAACCTAAATTATGCGCAGCTGGAGTGCAGTTGAGAGATCAAATTGATACCTGGTTTCCAGATAGGCGTACTGCCAGTGATGGGTGGGTGGGCGATAGCCGCCATTCCGCCAGAAAATCGGATCATAATCCAGACGCCTTTGGGTGGGTGCGAGCAGTTGATATTGATTCTCGCCTGGGTGCATCCGAAGGGATCAGTGCTTATCTGGCTGACCAAATCCGAATCGAAGCGAAAACCGATAAACGCATATCTTACGTCATCCACAATCACCACATCGCTTCCAAGTTATTAGGATGGAAATGGCGAAGATACAAGGGCATAAACCCGCACACAAAACACATTCACATAAGCTTTACAAAGTTAGGCGACCTAAACGGCGCAGAGTTCAATATACCACTACTAGGGGGCAAGTTATGAATATGAAAAATCCATACGTACTAACACTAGGCGCATTCTTATCAGCCTGGGCAGCATCCAATTTCGCAGCTGACTATCGCTCAATTTTATGGGCATTATTAGCAGGTGTCTTTGGGTATGCAACTCCGAAGAAATGAGCCCGACAGAGTGGGCTGGTTTCGCCGCAGGTATAACCGCCGTATTAGTCGCTTTCTTTGGGGGTCTCCGCTATCTTATTAAAGGATGGCTTTGGACTTTAACACCAAATGCTGGATCATCACTTGCAGATCGTTTAGCAAGAATTGAAACACGCCAAGAAGAGATGATGCGTATTCTCCTGGACAAGAAGTAACCTTTACTTATGGCAACGAAACGCAAAGCAAAGAAGAAGCCAGTACGTAAGCGCAGGACTACTAAAGAGCCTGTACTTACAAAGCTAGATTTCTGGGCTATTGCAGCTAATGAGGTTTACACAGCTTGCCGTAAATCTGGTATGGATGAAGGCACAGCATTAGCCTTTGCGATGGATAGATCAAGTTATCCAGATTGGATCGTAGACCCTAAAGATCCTGTTAAAAATCCACTTGATGATTTCGATGAGGATGAAGATTAAGCGTTGGCTAGTAATATCCGACCTGCAGGTGCCGTATCACCACGAAGCAGCTGTAAAGAATGTTATCAAATTAGCAAGGCGGGAAAAGTTTGATTCTGTATTGGTGGTTGGCGATGAGATGGATTTCCAGTCGATTAGCAAATGGAGTGAAGGCACACCTCTGGCTTATTCAGAAGACCTACACGCTGATCGTGAGCTATGCAAGCAGATACTTTGGGATCTCGGTGAGTACAGTCCAGAGATGCATATTATCCGCAGCAATCATACTGATCGTTTATACAACACTTTATTAAAAGTACCTGGGTTAATTAACCTACCTGAGCTGCAATACCCTGCCTTTATGGGCTTTGCTGAAATGGGTATGACTTATCACCGCACAGCTTATGAGTTTCACGATAATTGGGTGCTCTGCCACGGGGATGAGGGCAGTATGAGCCAACACGCTGGAATTACCGCCTTGAACCTGGCAAAAAAGTTTGGCAAATCCTGTCTTATTGGCCATAGCCACAGGCTTGGTATGAGTGCCTATTCAGAGGGCGTAAACGGCCATTACAGGGCCTTATATGGGGTTGAGGTAGGAAACCTAATGGATCGCAAAAAAGCGTCTTATATCCGCTATAGAAGCGCAAATTGGCAGATGGGCTTTGCTATACTAGAAGCCGTAGGTAAGACCCTGACACCAACCCTGGTGCCAGTTAATAAGGATGGCTCATTTACAGCTTTGGGCAGGTACTACGGGTAACATCGTTACCAAATCGTTATCTAATTCTGCCCCTAAATAATCCACAAAGTCATACACAGATGCAACACTATGGCCGTGCCACAAAGTATGTGCGCACAGATAGGGCTATATGATTACAGTGGATATATTCTACGCAGTGTGTTACGCATCCATCGGTGTATTGATGGTTGGCTGGTTAATTAACGTAGTTAAAGAAAATGCAGAAACTAGATATTACTGGCTCGGCCGTAAAGATGGCTGGGATATGCACCGCAGAATGATTGATAACAAATCAAAGTCAGACCAGGTATTTGACTATGACAAAAACTGAGAAGCTGCTGGCCGATGTTGTCGATTTGGTTCACACACGGGGAACGCTCTATGGTCACCCTTACACAAACCATAAGCGGATCAGTGAGCTCTGGTCAGCATACCTCGACCATCCAGTTACACCTAGCCAAGTTGCATTATGTATGGCACTCGTCAAGGTTTCTCGGATTAGTGAATCTCCAAATCACACAGACTCAATCAAAGACGCTATTGCTTACATTTCGATATACCAGACAGTGCTGGAAGCAGAGCTCGATGTCTCATTTACCTGGGGGGATGACTAATGGCATTTAATTTACAAGATTACGAAACAGTCGAAAGCCGACTAGAAAAATGGTGGAAGGATTATCCAGATGGAAGAGTATCAACAAAGATTGAACAGGCCACAGACACTAGATACATTGTTAGTGCTCAATTATTTAAGACGGAAGCCGATGCGAACCCGTGCTCGACTGGACTTGCTAGCGAGAGCGTTAGTGATCGGGGTGTTAATTCAACTTCTGCATTGGAGAATGCTGAGACTTCAGCGATCGGCCGAGCACTTGCAAATGCGGGTTATGCGGCTAAGGGAAAAAGGGCTAGTCGAGAAGAAATGACGAAGGTAACAAATTATTCACCGCCGGGCACTCGTGCTAGAGCTGTTGAAAATGTGTTACGTGCATCATTCGGAGAAGACAAAAAAGAGCCAACTGTTTGGTCAATAGGTGATGCAGTAGATGCAATACCTTTGCCACCAAAGCAGCAAGAATGTAAACACGGTCCAATGATTCTTAAAGAAGGCACAGCTAAAACTGGTAAACCTTATTATGGTTATGTATGCAGCGCACCTAAAGATCAACAATGTGATGCCCGATGGCACAAGCTTACAGCTGCGGGATCTTGGTATTGGGATGGGGGTGAGTAAATGGGATATTTAGAGATTATTGATGGCTCAGGTTATCTAGCACGTTTCGAAAATGACAAGATAACCATAGAGCCAACGAGCGATAAGTGTATGGCCTGTAATGACGACAGGTTATTACACGATGGTCCGTATTTGGTTTGTAGCCAATGCCATTGTAGGCAATAAGGAGTTTACCATAATGCACACGCAGTTCAAATGTAATGGTTGCAGTCGCAAGACCGAGTTCTTATGGCTTGATCAATTAGATATGCCAGATGGATTTAAGGCTTATCAGTGTATGGAATGTGGGTGCGTAGGTGTTAAGAATATAGCCGAAGCTTTGGATATACCGGATAGCGATATATCTAGATGTGATAAGTGTGGTAGTTGGAAGTTTATCACCGTGGTCTGCCACACTTGCCAGTTGATTGAGAGTAAATAATGCCAACATATGAATATAGCTGTAATGAATGCGGCACTTATGGATCAGTACATAGATCTTACGATGATGACAGCACGCCAATGTCTTGCCCAAAATGTAATTTGCAAATGTCAAGAATCTATAGCGCGCCTGGACTTATATTCAAAGGTGCCGGATGGGGTGGCAAACAATGAGCGAATCTACAGATATTGATTGGGCTTACCAAAATGCCTTGCGTAAGCAGTGGCTAATTGATAATCCTGATTCACAATATATTGGCTGGATGTCTATATGAGTATGGCTGGTTGGGATGAGACTTGGATTGACACAGATGATCTACGCATTATGACTTGCCGTCTGACCTGCGGTTTTGCTAATTGATTTGACAACGTATGCTAGGCTCTAGTGAAGCAGTGGCTCACAAAGCCACAAGGCGAGCCCGACAGGGAAAGCTCGCAAGGTGCTGGCTAGTTGGGATCGCTCTATTCATAGCGAATCTTTGCTTTGTAAAGACTGATTCCGTTGCAGTTTATTCTACAAATCATTATCGTCAGTGGGCATTTATACAGCTTAATAACTTAGATGAGTTCTACTGTTTAGATGAGTTGTATTACAAAGAATCTAGGTGGAATCCTAAAGCTAAGAATGGTAGTCACTATGGCATACCACAAGGTAGATCAATATGGCTTAGTACAGTCAGTGGCTTTAAGCAAGTAGAGTGGGGTATTAAGTACAATAACAATAGATATGGTTCTATGTGCAAAGCATTAGAGCATTACAAGATTAAAGGATGGCATTGAGAGATAAAGCATTAGGCAGTGGTAAGTGGGCTAAGCTACGCATTACCATATTAGATCGTGATGGTTGGCAGTGTGCAATATGTAATGGGCCAGCACACACAGTGGATCATATAGTGCCACGTGTTAAGGGCGGTGATATGTGGTCACCAGATAATTTGCAATCGATGTGTAAAAGCTGTAATAGCCGTAAAGGTGGCCGTTTTTTTAGCAGCAAGGCGAC